TACGGATACCATCGGCCATAGCGTTGACCAGTTTAATGATCAAATCCACGCCGGCTTGTACAACTCGAGGAATCTGATCACCCATAGCATTGAGGAACGCTACGATAAGACTTGTAGCAGCCTCAGCGTACTTACCAACGTTAGACGCGGCTACATTAAGGAAGGCTGTAATGATCTTCCATGCGGTATCAGCCAATCGCGGTGCTTTATCCTCAAGGTTATTGAGGAACGCATCGAACAACTTCTCAGCAACTTCACGGATTTTAGGCAAGACCTCGATAAGCATATCAAGACCCTGGATGAAGAGTTTCTTGAACCCTTCTCCAATCTGGACGGCATTATTACCGAGTTCCTCGATGAAAGATCCGATACCCTTAGCGAAGTTGGCAGCGAACTCAGGTAGGACGGCACCCAGCTTCTTAAGAGTCTCGATACCACCTTCACCAGCGGCAGAGAATATAGCCCAAGCCGAGGCGAATCCTAAGGCGCCTGCACCGGCTAGAGCAAACGCTCCACCAACCAGACCCAGAGCTGCGCCGAGGGCCAGTAATGCAGGAGCAATTGGAGCAGTCAACGCAGCTGCTGCGGCTACAGCAGCAAGCGCGACGGCGAATACGCCGATACCCTTACCGACTTCGGACCAGGACATCTGACCCATAGTCTTCATGGCGTTAGCTAGAGCAGCGACACCAACCGCTGCTACAGTCAAAGCGGCGGCGCCAGCCAGGGATCCTGACATCGCATATAGACCGACAGACAGCGCAAGGATAGCTCCACCAAGCGCAGTCAATCCTCGGGCTACCTCAGACCATGACATCGCTCCCATTTTGGTAAGAGCGTCGGCCATCGGATTGAGAGCGTATGAAATGGCTACGAGCGCAGCAGCTGTAGTCAGGGTTTGTGATCCGGACGGGAGGAACTTCATGGCTGCGCCGAGAATAAGCAGACCCGCGGCAACGCCGGCCAGTCCTCGACCCAATTCCTCCCAAGAGAGGTCGCCCATTTCCTTGACTGAGTCGGACAAGATCTTAATCGAGCTGGCCATGGCGAGCATGGTGACGGCGTCGAATCGTCCGGAGGCTGTACCCATGATGCGCATAGCGACAGACATGGTTAGCATACCACCGGCCAGACCAGCTAGACCCTTAGTAAGGTTGTTCCATGAGATATCCGAGAATGTCTCAATAGCCTTGGACACGACACGCAAGACTTGCGCGAAGGAGTACAACGCAAGAGTGGTCTTGATGAGACCGACACCTGAGTTACCGCTAATGATATTCAGACTGATAGCCAGAGCACCTAGACCTCCGGCAAGTCCGACTATACCCTTGGCTAGACCCTCCCAAGACATACCGCCTAGCTTTAGAATAGCTACGGCTAGTAAATCTATGGCGCCGGCAAGGAGGATCATCGTAGCGGCCATCACAGGAAGCTTAGCAATGCCTGCTACACCGGACAGTTTGGTCATTAAGGCTAAAGTCGCCATCAGTTCAGCGAATGCGACAGATATAGCAACCAAAGACGTCTTCAGACGGTCACCATTAACCAGACTCAAGGCAACCAGGGATGCAGCCAAGAGCGCAATAGCAATAGCGATCTTCTGAAGGGTGTCTGCCTGGATATTGTGCTGCATAGCACCCAGGGTATCATTCAGAGCACCGAAGGTTTCCTTGATGGATGCGCCAATTCCGGACTTACCCGTGAAGAAATCTTTCAGTGTATCGAATAACCCACCACTGATATCCAGCTTCAGACCGTTCTTGACGAAGTTCTGAATCTGAGCAGTAAGGTAAGCGAATATACCGATGTTTAGGGCGTCGGTCAGGAATGATAGGCTACCGGAGGAGAATGCTTCCTTTAGCGCGGGGGTGATCTTTTGAATCTCTTCCCGAGCTTTAGCCATATTACGGCCGACCATATCGCCGAACTTCTGAGCAGACTCAGCGAATTTACTCATACCGGCAGCAGCCTTATCAGGACCGCCCGTCAGCTTAGTAAATACGTTACCCAACTCTGAAACACGCTGTTTCAGATTAGCCATATAGTCGATATTACCGCCGGTGAATGCGGACGTAAGCGCCTTACCAAATGACTTAATAGCTTCGATTGGAATGGCAATAAGCGCACCAAGACCAGCGAAGAACGCTTTGATAATTCCACTCTGTTGGAGGAATTGATCAAACTTGGTGATCACAGAACCAATGGCGCCGGTGAATTGCAACAGTCCACCTGAACCACTGAGTGTAACACCAAGCAACTTAGCAAACATGCTAACTATTGGTGCGATAATTTGCCCCGCGATAGAAAATAGACTGAAAACGCCAGCTAGTGTCCGGCGAAGGTTATTCAGCGTATTCTCACTCGGGGTCATGGCTTGTACGAAGCGTTGGAACGCTTGTGTAGCTTGAAGTAGATGCTCAGGTCGAAGTGGTTTGAATACCTGACCCGCGGCTTCACCAACGGTTTTGAATATGCGCCCTACGTTCTCGAATGCCAAACCCAGGGTGGCGACAATTCGATCTCGACCGTGTAGCTTATTCAAGAATCCATCGAGCAGGTTATTACGTGCGTCGCTAGTCTTCTGAATAAGAGGGTCAATAGCGTTGTAGATACCCGAGAATATCTTGCCCGACTGCTCAAAATCACCAAGAACCAACTGCCAAGTCTTAGCCCACCCAGATCCAACACCTTCCTTGATAGTGTCTTTCAGCTGAGTGAATGTCTTGACTTTGGTCGCAGCTTCGTTGGCTGTAACGGCGAACTCTTTGATCTTCTGGATCTGCTGATCTGTATATCCGATTTGCTTAAGCTGCGCATCGGACATATCACCGGTGAAGCCCTTTAGGGTGTTAGTCAGGACTTCGGCGTTAATCCAGCCGTCTTGCAAGGAATCACGGAATGATTTACCAGACTTCGTCCATTGTTCGAACGAGGTATCCTTAGATATACCTTCGATTCGACCCATGGCTTTAGCTGTCTCGAACAGGGCTTCCTGGAATACTTGGCCACCCATACCAGCATTAACCACAGAGTTCCAGTCCTGTAGCCCGACCTTACCCGCGGCCAAAGCCTGGGAAAGCTGGTACATAGCCGTTGATGCTTGGTTAGCATCAGAGCCAGAAACAGCAGCCAGGTTAGAAATACCCTTAATAGCCGTAACCGACGTTTCGAGATCCACACCAGCCGCAGTAAATGTACCAATATTCTTGGTCATCTGGGCGAAGTTGTAGATCGTCTTATCAGCGTAGGTGTTTAGCTGATCCAGGGCGCCGTTAACATCTTGTAGGGTGGACCCCTTGCTCTGGGTGTTGGCGAGGATGGTCTGAATCGAACCCATGTTGAGTTCGTACTCACGGAAACCATCCATAACTGGATCGATGGTGAGCGCCTTAGCGACACTAACACCAACATCCACTGCTTTGTTTGCAATGTTTGTTAATGCTGTGATGGCTACCGTAGATGCAGCAACAAAGCCCAAACCGACTTTACTAGCTTCGCCCTCGATGTTACCTGTGCTGAAGTTGTTGACTCGAGACTGTAAATCGTCGATACCTTTACCAGCCCCAGGTAGATGTAGAGCTTGTTTGAACTTCTCAAGCATGGTCATTGCGGCGGAAATGCCACCCTGAAACTTAGCCGCATCAAACTTGAGTGATACGACGCGTTCGTCGATGCTAGGCACGAGTCACCTCCTTCCATACAGATTCTGTGATTTTATCAAACACTGGTCGAATGGCCGGGTTGATGTAATCCCGACCTTGAACGTACCCACCAGTTCCGGTACCGTGTCCGTATTGCAGGATTACAGCAATATTGACACCTTGGTTAACGTGATTGTTTAACCATTCGATCTTTGCACGGCTACCGGAAATTGACGTACGGTAACTCCAGGCACCCGAGGTTTCACCAGACTCTCTAGGAGTCGCTTGAGCCAAAGCTTCGACTCCCATTTTGCCGTATTGGTCCAGAGTCTTGAAGATGTCGCCTTTAGACATTCGCTTGAGCCAGTTCTCGGTGTTTTGCCAAGTACCTGTAGTCTCTAGCGAGAAAGTCATTACAGCGCACCCCAAGTTATAGTCCCGTACATAGTCACACCTGTAGGAGGCGCTTCCATGTACTGAATCTTACCGTTAGCGTTAACGCGCAGCTTGGTCGTGGTGGCACTACCATCAGCTTTTTTGCCAACCACCATGAAGTCTAAATCATACTTCGGGTACATCTTAGGATCGGAGATATTACCTATAACGCCATACTGTGCTGCATTAGGTAATACCTGAACGCCTAACTGTAGAGTACAATGTTTCTCTCCAATAACCACAAGGTTTGTATTTCGCAGACCATATGTTGTTGGGAAAGAAAATGTTTTTACCTCAGGAGCTCCACCTTTAGGAAGAGCGGCGACCTTCTTCTCCAACTCGAGCATCTTGTCGTAGACCGGCAGATAGTCGTTGATCCACGGAATGATGAGTTGTTCGAACTGAGGTGATGGTGGGTTCTCATATGGGTTACCCACAGGCTGCCATTGACCACCAGGCCCAGACTCGTCGAGACGACCGTCAGTAACATAGACATGTCCGATACCGAGCTTAGCCGCTTTAGCAAACACCTGACGATAGTTGTCCGGAGTGCAACCATGAACCACATGCCAGAAACGGATACCGGGTTCTTTGGCCATGTCTGCGGTATGAACCGGAGTTCCTGGATCCTCGTTCAAGTACTTTTCAGCTGTACCTTCATAGGTCATGAAGACGTCGGTCTTCCATTTGAGGAGTTCTGGTGCGATGTTGGCGCCGCAGTTACATACGACGAAGAAGTTAGATCCCCATCGGAACTTGATAGAGTCGATTAGATCCTTATACCAAGCTGCGCGCTTAGCCGATTCACCCCAACCATTGATCACTTCATCCAAGAACACACCCTCGGCAAGATCACCGTATTGGGTCTTGAATTTTTCAATCTGACCCATGATGTAGTCTTTTGTGTACTTATCCTTATCAGGTATATTAGCGCGACCGTCCCAGTCAACACCGGAGGCTGCGCCATACTGAGTCTTAACATAGAAGACCAGACGCTTAACACCTTTGTTCTTAGCGATCTCGCCCTGAACTTTGAAGTCGTTGTCAAATATATCCCAGTTACCACTGTTACGGTTTAGAATACCGATACCAAGAGCATCACCGAATGACAAGAATCGGTTCCATTTTGACACTGTCGCGGGGTTAGTGTCTTGATCGTGGTAGTAGTCCGGCCAAGTGTAAGACACGATCGAGTAATAGCGCTTGCCAACCTTGAATGGTGTGTTCTGCTTCTGCAATTCGCGGATGTCTAGCGAATGGACATCTAGTAGGTTCCGCAAGTTGGAGTCGAGGTTGTTGATACCGACGTTACTGGGTGCGCCTCCACCTAAACCAGACAGATGAAGTTCTGTACCGTGCCGAGTACCGTTGTAAAACTCCACTTCAAACTTTAACCCACCAGGCTTCTGTGCGTTGCCTGGCTCTCCAGCAAGTTTGGTGAGACTAACGGCCTTGATATAGTCGTTATGCCGTTTATCAAGGAATTTATTGTTATAGGTATAGATCTTAGCCATACTTACTCCTATTCGGTTAAATCAAAGTCGATTACGTCAGGACCCGCAGGGTTGATACGAGCTGGATAATCGAAACTGATTAAACCATCCTCGTTCTCGTTAGCGTACGTCATCTCGTTGGTCTCCACAAGAATCAGGTTACCTTCAGAAACAATCCGAACTTCCTTGAGATTGATCAACACATTGATAATCAACTGAATATCGGGCATACGAGGATTATCCCGCTCGTGACCATGAAGTGTATTCATCAATATCGTTCGTCGATCGGCTGAAATCTGACCAAGATCAACGATGAAATGTGTTGATGGAGACCCGCCAAAGAATTCAACAGGCGTAGACGTCAGTTTAAACGAGAATTCCGTAGGTGTGACGTTTTGGCCGTATGTCGTGTATGTCCGATTATCGGGGGTTGCGGAGATATTATAGAGCAAATGTAGGAAATCTGTCTCTTTGCCATCACCATCAGAACCCTTGGTCATGAACGACATGTGAAAACGCTTAGAGAAGTTGGTAAAATCATGTGTAACGCCGGAGGCGTCGGACTCCATACCCATTAGATAGTTTAGGATCTGTGGATATGTAACACATCTGATTACACCTGCGTATTCAGGCGCCAGCTCTGCATCAGCAATCTTAAACCCATCCACATAAATAGATGTGTATCGCGGGGTAGACGTATCCTCAACGGAAATGAGCCCACTCCATGGGAAAACCCCCGATCCGTAATATAGGACACCGTTGCTGACACCATACTCATAGTTACGGTTCTGGGGTTGATCCCATACGATTGCTGTCATTAGATTTTGAACTCCTTATACATCTCCTGGATCTCGTTTGGTAACAATAACTTAGGATCGTTATTAGCGTTACCATACAAATGGGTGGTGATTACCTCAAATAACGTAGGTTGCCAGCTCTGATCGATAGAGATATGGGTGGTGCCTACCATACCTGGTTCGTCAGAGAGTGGCCGGAGCGTGAGTTTGTACTTACGAAGGATGGGATCTACTGTCCGACCGATCGTAGTGTAGTTAACACTAGACATCGCAGCCTTGCAGTTATACAAGATGTGAAGGATACTCTTGTCTTCGCCCACTTTGGTTTCGTAACTGAAGCAGAACTCACTTTGGGCTTGCTGAGTGGCAAAGAACCCCTTGAAGATCTCCTGTATCCCTAGACAGTCACGGAATGCGAATGGGAATGAATACGCGCTTATCTCAGCTGAGTATTCTCCGCCATGATTACTTTCGCCTATCTTCTGACCGTTCAGATAGATCTCGTTCTTCAATGGTTCGCCGTATGATTCTGTAACATCAACAAGACCATCCCACGGGGCGACTATACCAGTCTTAAGGTTGTACAACACACCATGAGACACGCCGTACTGATACTTAGGATTTGGTGTAGCCCACACGAGTTTAGCCATAGCTATCCTTTCGTATTCATCTCGCGCAGTCGCTTTGCGTTCAGCTCACAATTACGGCGTGCTATCTCTTCCGGACTCATCTTCTTGGGATTGTTCTTAGCGTTGAATACTCGGATAAGAGTGAATAGGCGATTCAAATGCCATTCCTCGCATTCCTTAGGTATCTGCATCGAGAACATCCAGTAGTAGATCAGCTCGGCGGTGATAACCTCCCGACTCGGAGGGCTATTATCCTCTGCGAACCAGGTAGCGGACTGTTTAGAGCTTATGTACTTATTGATTTCATCAAAGTTCGATTCTGACAAACGATCCAAAAGATTATAATCGAAGTTTGGCGTCACGACCATAAACGTGACGTAATCGAGTATCTCTTCTGGAGATTTGTCATCGGGAGACAAGAACGGTTTCTCGTACTTTGCCTCCCATTTTGACAGCGATAGGAGAGAGTGCTCCAACTCAACGGTTGCTGTCTCCATCTCGAACTCATCGGTTGCTTC